AGGACAACTATCATTTTAACGATGGTACGAGTCCACACGAGGATGTTCTGTTTACAAAATCAGATATACTGGACGTGCTCAATGCCTGAACCACTAAACTACAGTGACTCTATCCCATTTGACAAGATTCGTCAACACGCTAAGAATGAACTCAAACTCGCTGGATTCTATGATTCTGACAATCCAGAGTTTGAAGTTACAGCATCATTTGCGGTTAACGTTCTTGACATTGTGACGAAGATTCATGGAGCCGCAATTGATGGTGTGTCGTTGTTCGAGGTACTTGAAGTTGTAGTAGCGTTAGCTACGTTCAAGAATATTACTCCACTGACCAACCACCCTGACGAATGGCTTGACATCAGTGACTATATGGGTGGGAATCACTGTTGGCAGAACAAGCGGAATCCATCAGTGTTCTCGAAAGACAACGGCAAGACCTGTTTCAGTATCGACCAGCTGAAGCGTAGAAGTCTGGTGACTGGAGTGGAACTCCCTGGACAGCATGTTGAGTGGACAGAAGACGATTTCAAGTCTGTTGGGCTTGACCAGTTCTTCAATGGCGAAACCGTCGTTCCTGCTCTACCAGTGAAAGACGTGCTATCAACCCAAGAAGGCGAAGATGAACATTGAATCAATGAAGGAACTATGTCTTAGGTTCAACATCTCAAAGCTAGTGACACTAGACGTTGAGACAACTGGACTGAGCATCCCTGAAGATAGCATTCTTCAGATTTCACTCATTGGTGTGGGTGCTGGATTTGAGAATGGGTCATACTCGTTTGACACTCTGGTAGACCCAGGTGTACCGTTCATGCCGAACCCAATTCACAACATAACTGTTGAGACAGTTTTTGGGAAACCAAAGTTCCGTGATTTGATACCAACTCTGGTCAGTGTCCTTGAGGACAGTGTCATTGTAGGATTTAACTCTGACGAGTTTGACATACCAATGCTTCGTGAAGAGTTTGCTCGGTGTAATGAATACTTCCCACGGTACATTGGTTCGCTGGACGCTTGTACCGTGTACAAGAAGTTCAACCCGAGGAATCTGACGTCTGCTGTCAAGGATTATCTTGGTGAGGAACACACTGGTGCACATGACTCTTGGCATGACACTGTTGCAACTGCTAAAGTATTCAATAAGCAGTTAACTCAGCACGGGTTAATGTTCAACGACGGACAGCAAATTACCTTGCCTGAGTTAATTGCCAAGTGCTCGTACAATCAGTATTGTGACGCTGGGAAGAAGTTCAAGCGAACACCCGAAGGTGACTTCGTCTTTACCGAAGGTTTATTGAATGGGATGTCAGTATTTAATCCATTGGCAATCTCATACCTGAAGAGCTATATCGCAACGTCAATGTCACAAGACACGAAGATGATTAGCAGGTTCTTTCTTGACACTGGATACAGCCTACATGGACAATCATAAATGTCATGAAACCAATCAACGATTTTGCAGAAAAGCATCTCATTGAGTTAATGACATACGTTCGTTCACGTGGGTTCCTGATTTCAACGAAGCTGTTGGAGACAGGTTCTTTGTACGTAGAAATCAAGACAAAAGAACAAAATGAGACGATTGTAAAGCTACGATTCAGTAGACATCGTACAGCGAGAAACTTTGGTAGCCGCAAACAGGATGACTGTAGCGTCCCTCACCTAAGTCTTCCTGCATTCATTTCAATACAGCGAGTCAAGAGTTTGGTAGATGTCTATATGAAAGTTCATTCATGACCTCAGTTGAGAAACTTCAATACATCTTTGACAACATCGAAGACATCGAGTCATTCTGGCTACTTTCACTTGGTGACATGAGGTCGAAAGACCCGTTGGAACCACAGCCTATCTTACGAGCGGACTACCAACACCAGCTGTTTGACTTCATGCAGAACAACGCAGTGAAGCCATATGAGATGGGTTCATATGTCAAGTGTTTCAGACGTGGTTCGATACTTGAATGGTGTGTAGCCCCGAATGACGTTGAAGACCACCCCGCAGAGATTCGTTCATTACGGCACCACTTGTCTGAATGCCTTGTTTCTGTTACTCTGGAGTGGATGTCTGAGAACCTTCGTGAAGGTTCAAGCAGTGTTACAGAGGAACAGATTGAGTCGTTGATTGGACTTTTGAGAAACAAGAACTCAGATGAGGATACAGCAAAGATTCTCATACATCCCTCACTTGAGGAATTGTGCACTGTATTGGTAGAGATAACTCTGTTAGCCACACAGCACTATATTAATCTCTGCTCAGTACCCCACGTTTGTGACCAAGAGAGTTTCCTTGTGATTGGTGAATATACAGTTCCTAAGATACAGGAACGTTCGATATTTGAAGACGGAAGAAAACAAGCTATCGTCAAAGTGACAGAACTGCTTAATAATTTGAGGTCATTATGATTGAGTATGTAACAGCTGACAAAGACACACATGAGGCTGAACTTGCACAGCTTGTTAAGAAAAGCTCTTGGAAGTTCCTCAAGGAGTTCCCGTTTGTGTGGGTACGCTATGAAGGTTGGAAGAATACTCCGCCACTAATCGCAATTGAAGACGGAAAGATTGTTGGCTTCTACGCTGCAATGCACTTGAAGTCAACTTATGCTAACATGTACTATGTGTATGTAGCTCCTGAATCACAAGGGCGTGGCATTGCTCGTGAGCTCATGAATCGTGGCATACAAGAAGCAGTTGCTAAAGGACTAACACGTCTAACATGGAAAGTATTGAAGGAGAATCCAGGAGCTATCGCATTCTATGCCAAGCTTGGATTCTTGCCAATTGCAACAACGAATGATGAGCTTGTATATGATATCAAGGTAGCTCCATATGTTGATATGGACACTTTGAAATCAGAGGCACTGAGCTCTTCTGTGTATGATACAGATGAGAATCCAATCTCAACTCGCAGAAGAAACCAGTATCTTGGAAAGTGTAGAACTGAGTTCGACTCAATTTCAAACAAGTTCAAGCCCATTCCTGTTGACTCGTTTCTCGAGACAGGAGTTTAACCAATGTGTGGAGTAATTGGCTACGTCACGAATGCACCAAGCAAGACGCATATTCACAATATGCAGAAGCTTTTCAATGAAGCTAAGATACGTGGCCTACACTCTTTTGGATACGCATACTATGATAACAACGCTGTTATTCATGTAGAGCGATTCTTGGAGTTGACCGACGCACTCATCTCCCTGAAGCAGTTGCCTATTGTCCCACGAGCTATTCTTGGGCACACAAGGTATTCAACAAGCGGTGACTACCACCAGATTGAGAACAATCAACCATTGGTTGTCAGTGGTGAGGCATTGACGTTCAATGGTGTTATCTCCATGGCCACGAAAGAGGAAATGGAGATTCAACTACAACAGCCAATGCAGACAGACAATGACGGAGAGATGTTCCTTGTTCGGGTCAAGATCGACCCTCAACACCCTGAAAACGTCATACGTGAGAATTGTTCATTCGCTGGTGCTTACACTAGCAATGGTACGATTGTACTACTAAGAAACAAATTTCGTCCATTGTACTATCACGTTACTGAAGACCAGCAGACTGTGTATTGGGCATCAACAAAAGACATCTTTAAGCGAGCATTAGGAGTTGATTGCACATCACTTCCTATACTAGAGCCAATAATTGCACAGAGTTTAATCCGTGGTGCTGAATGACAGAACTACAATCTGACGTGCAAGCGTTGTTCCCGTATGAGAACAGAGTCTTGGAGTTCTTCAAGTACCATGATGAGTCAATGAAGTTCAAGGACGTTGACCCCCAGAATCCACTTCTTGACTACATCTGTGACCGTTATGAGTTGAACATCGAACAACGGTTATGGATAGCATTCTTAACAGCTACATGTTATTGCGCTCCTACTGTTTTCTACATGTACAACGAGTTCCCAGATTTTGAGAACATTGACTTCAATCGTCTTGAACGTTGGTGGTACGCCAATAAGGACAAGACTATTTTCCAGTCTGACTGCCTTTGGATACGTTCCAGAAACCAATTCGTTGATGTAGTGAAGAGCTATTCTGAGTTGGTTGGGCAAGGTACACAACTCATGAAGTATCGAGAGTTGACTGGTGCGAACAGTATGGAAACATACAATAACGCATTCAAGCATTTTTCGAAGGTCAAGTGGTTCGGAAGGTTCAGAATGTTCGTATACTTGGAAGCGGTGAATGTCACAACAGGCATTCCACTCATTCCAACTGAGCTTGACCTAGCTAATGCGGAGAGTTCTAGAAATGGACTGTGCTTCGCTCTTGGGCAAGATGACTTGATGAATCACTTTGACAAAAAGAAGATTGATAAGGAGTCACTTCAGTTTCTGAACGCTGAGTTTGGGAAGTTGAAGACCTTGATTGAGAAGTATCGCCCAAACGACAACATCTGGAGCATCGAAACCACACTCTGTGCTTACAAGAAATACAAAATCAAGAAGCGTTGGATTGGGTATTATCTTGAGCGTCAAGCCAAAGAGATACGTGAACTTCAATCTAGAGTAAAATCAGGTGTCGATTGGTCTGTTCTCTGGGACTTTCGTCGAGAGACATTCGACGCCAGTCTGTTGTCAGAAAACTACACAGACAAAAAGTTGAACAAGTACTCCAAATACTGGGAGCTATAGAATCAGATATGGATTCTATCCTCAGAAAGTTTTGAACTTTATTGCTCGCACAAAACGTTGTAACCGCAAGTCATAATAGTTCACAACGTTTCACGGTCAGCAATGACTAAACAATTTTGGAGTTAACTATGCCCACACTACGTGAGCTAATCGAAAGCAATACGCCGACAGGCAAGATTGCAGATGCGCTGGTTGCAGGACGCAAGCCAACGAATGAAAAGATTTCTGGTAAGGGATTCATCTTCTTCGCTGCAATGGGTCAAGTTGCAAAGCTGTTGAAGAGCAAGACGACGTACAAGGGTGCTGTTATCGACCATGCTGATTTCGTAACGTCTGGTCAAGGCGTGCGTGAAGGTAACGGTCGTGTACAATTCATCATGTACATGAAGGACACTCCAGAAAAGTATGTAGAAGTACATCTTTATCAAGATGGTAACGTTGACGTCTTCTATGTCAACGAAGGTACGGGTTCGACCCGCACGAAGACTTCTGACGAAATCACCGAATGGAAGAAGTCTGAACTGATCGCAACTGCTCTGTTGAAGATTGGCCGTGAGCATTTGGAGAAGTTTGCTAACATGTACGCACGTCAGTAATCCATTCTTGTACAAAACTCTTAACCAAGAAAGGATTTACTAATGTCTCGTATTCAAACCAAGAAGTTTGCTGCTGCATCCAATGCTGTGAATGAATCTGTCGGCACTGGTGACAACACGCTTGTGAACTTCTCTGTGACACTCGCGAACAAGCCAGTAGTTCCTGGCTCTGTGCTTGTGAAGTGGACAGACGGTACCGCGAAGACAGCAACTGACAATGGTAAGGGTGTGTTAACTGGCGCTGGACTTGTTTCTGGCACGATTAACTACCTTACTGGTGCTCTGGTGCTAGACTTCACTGGTGGTGCTCCTGACAATGCGACTGCAATTACTTGCTCGTATTCATATGCACTTGTCGGTCCATTCCAAGTTACTGCTGGTTCCACTGGTGTAACAGGTGCCGCTGGCGTGACTGTGTACGAAGGTTTCTTGCCAAAGAAGCATATCGTTCCAGGTTCCGTCACGTTTTCAATCAACTTCTCTTCGTCTCCTGTGACCTTCACAGAGGACAAGTTAGGTAAGTTGACAGGAAGTAACTTGTCGTCTGGATTCATCAATTACTTTGATGGATACTTCAAGTTCTACTTCTCGACACCGCCTGACGTTGCAGCAATGACTTGCACCTACAAGCATCGTGATACGGAAACTCACGAAGAAGTAGTTGCAAAGTTGGCTGACGACATCAATACGATTTCTATCCAGTCTCGCCAAGATGGCGCTGTCAAAGGTTTCCTCTACTCGTCGCCAGACGAAGTGACCTACACAGCAGTTGACTACTTCAATATTCCTGCTGGAGCAACTGCAAAGGTCTTTGCTGTTGAAACCAACAAGGCATATCGTGTAGTTTCCACTGGCGATTCACTTGAAGTGGTAGCAACGATGGTTTAATTCCACTCCTAGAGAGAATGGAATACCCTGAAGCGGAATAGCACTGTCATGTAAATGGCGGTGCTATTCTGTTTTAAGAACAATACTCATAGGAACACCAATGTCTGATATCAAGATAGTAAAAACTCCCTCGTTTGCTGCAGTTACCAACGTAACCAGTGAGACACTTTCTTCAAGTCCAGATGGTGTTATCCTAGTATTCTCTGGTACACTTGCACAAAAGGTTGTTAAACCAACAACGTGCGCTTTTACAGCAACAGTTTCCACTACACCAGTAGCAATTACAGACGATGGTTTGGGTGTACTGTCTGGGACTGCTGTAACAGGAACCATTAACTACTATACTGGTGCTTGGACGTTGACATTTACAGGCACAGCACCAGACAATGCTTCTACTATTACTGGTAATTACAGTTACGCTCCCGTTGGTCCTTACCAAGTAACAAACTATGATACCTCGGTAGCAGTTGCTACTAGCATCACTAAGTATCGCGGTCAACTGCCAGAGACGAATATTACTCCTGGTTCCGTGACGTTCAAAGTAAAGTTCGATGGGGTAACTGAAAACTATGTTGATGACTATCGTGGCAGATTAACAGGTAAGAACCTCATTGCTGGAACAATCAATTATGCTGACGGATCGTTCTTGCTTCTGTTCTACTTTGTCCCTGACACGTCACCTGCCCAGAACATTCTAGCTTCATACAAGCATCGGGACACCTCACCCAATGAGCATCTGATTAAGACAAGCTTTGAGCAGTTCAATAAGCTTTCAATTCAGAACACCACTGGTTCCACCATTCAAATCATCTTGTCGGACTCACAAGATGGTTACACATATGCGTATGACCAGACACTTTCTGTTGCTAACAATACAACAGAAGTACGAACTGTGAACGCCGCAAAGTATGTGCGCCTGATATCATTCGGCAATTCTGGTTTCTACTGCGAGTTCTTTAGCGAGTAACACAGGTTATTCGTTCTACCAGCTTTCCAAACGGATTCATGAAAGCTGGTTGTGTCAGTGACAGTATTGTTCGAAGACCAAGATTGGTTACTTTTACAAGACACAGAAGAGCAAGACCTTGTTTTTTCTGTGTCTTCTATTGTTCCTAGAATACTATTCCAACATGGGAATAAGCGTATAGTATTCGTGGATAATAGGAATCTCACCATCACCGAGATTTACCACGATAACCGTGGATTCACTGGCTTCTCAGAACAGAAGCCCTTCAGCAAGCGCATACTAGAACAACTCTCTGGAATACGATGATTACATACATTGCAATCGGTGGTGAGCCTGGTACTGGCAAGACTAACATCATGCAACAGATACTTCCACAGTTGGGTGAGGGAACTGACTTTCAGTTCGACTTAATTCGCGGCACAAAGCATCAAGGTGGGATATTTGTACTTGGCATCTACAATGTGGATAATGCTTTCCTTGGGACAGACCGCTTGTCCATGATAGCTCTTAGAGATGGACGCAAGTTCGCAACGCATCTATCTACTCTTCCACCACAGCAGAAGATTGTGGTTCTCTTTGAGGGAGACCGATTGTTTCAACAAAACTTCTTCAATCATCTTCGCACTCTCCCCAACACATCACTTATGATGTTCATTCTAACCTGTTCTGACGAAGTGCTAGCGCAACGTCGTGAGCAGAGGAAAGAAAAAGGAATCAATCAGAAGGAGCAGTTCTTGAAGGGAAGGAAAACAAAGTATAAGAACATCATTGAAGAGTCCACATACTTTCCAAACCTTGTCAAGAATGATACGCCAGCAGACTCAGCTAGAATTGTTGAGTCCATTATGGATTCTGTCATGCGACACTCTGCAAGGACATGATGCGCTCAGTCTTCACTCCTGAATTCTTAGACCATGAAGACATTCACGGTCAGGGCACTTACATTGTATTTGGTAGCAACACCTCTGGTAGACACGGAGCAGGACTAGCTAGAACGTGTCTTGACCATTTTGGAGCAGTGTTAGGAAACCCAATAGGATTCCAAGGAAAGTGCTACGCAATCATGACAGTTGACCTAACAGGTACTGTTGGAATCACGCTCAAAGACATTGAGAATCAAGTCAGTACGCTCTGTATTATCGCTGGAACTAATCCAAATATGAAGTTCTTCATGACGAAGATAGGAACTGGAATTGCTGGATTTACAATAGAGCAGATGCAACAAGTCTTCTTCAGTATTTACGAATCAATCCCACAGAACATCATTCTTCCAAGGGAATTCGTACCACCACAGTATATCACAAGCTAACATGGCACTCAACGCAATGCTTCCTGAAGAGTTCATGCCAACATTGGATGACCTCTTTGAATTCGTTTACGACAGACAACTTGTATGGCATAACCGCTTTGTGCTTGGGATGCCGAAGCCATGGACAACGAATCCATTGCTTCAGGCGTATAAGTTCACCAACGTGTATCGTGAACTAGACAAAACAAGTATCCACCTCATTGAGCGCATCTGTTCAAAGGAAACAATACCTCCAGAGGAAAAGCTCTTCAACCTAATCATCGGACGTGTCTTTAATCTCCACAACACGTTTGATATTCTGTTCCCTGTGCTTGAGCCAAGAACCTTTGATTGGAAGTTCTACGAGCGTGTACTGGACTCAAAGATGGCGAAAGGTGTTAAGCTGTGGAACCCAGCTTACACCGTCACTCAGATGAAATTCGACCCTGAATACCGTAAGGACAAACATGCTCAGTTCCTCTTGATGTTTGACTTCGTATCAAAGAACATCGATGACATTCACAATGAGCTACGAATGGCTAGTTCTTTGCAGGAAGCTGTGAAGACACTTTCAAAGGTTCGGTTGATTGGTGAGTTCTTAGCTTCTGAGATTGTTCAAGACCTAACTTACTGTAGACCGCATTACTTTGTTTACAAGCTTGATGACAACCATGACCTAGCAACTGTCGGCCCAGGGACAATACAGTCACTCCAAGAGATGTACAATGACCCGACACCAAATAGAAAAGTGCTTGCCGAGTACATCAAGAGAACATGGATGCGTCAAGAAGAGATGTTCAATAAGCTTCGTGACCGAACAGGAAAGGACTGGATGGAAATCTACTATCGTGCTGCATATAGCAATCAACCATATCTGTCGATGAACAACGTTGAGAGCGTTTTCTGTGAAGCGAGAAAGTACTTCAACATCGCCCGTGGGACGGGTAGACGCAGAAATTACTAGTGTGATACCGCTAAAATTTTGAGTTTCATAAGATTATGTCGGCAAGACCTTCGTTCGATGAGATGTTCATGGGCATAGCTCACCAAGTTTCAACACGGTCAACGTGTCAGAGACTGAAAGTTGGTGCAGTTTTAGTCGATACTAACAACAGAATCATCTCAACAGGGTACAATGGCTCGCCAAAAAACACTCCACATTGCTTGGATGTCGGATGCTTACTCAACGACCAACAGCGATGTGTTAGATGCGTTCACGCAGAACTCAACGCTCTACTCGTTGCGTCCAGAATTTGTCTTGACGGATGCACTATCTATGTTACCCATCAACCATGCGAAGGTTGTATCAAGGCTATCATTCAAGTTGGAATTACCCGAGTGGTCTACGCCAATAGCTACGTGCCCAGTTCTCCCGCGACCCTTGCAGCAATGCAATATTTCGAGCAGTTTGTTCAATTGGAACTACTCGAACACCACTCTACCTAATCTCGTGATTGCAAATAGCTAAGTTCTTAAGAGAATTTCGCACGTTCTCTCCCTAGGCGAATGCAAAGTGAGACTGTCCTCACCAACCAAATAGGTTCCCTGTGATTCACGAAGGAAAACTCTACAGCAAGATGAGTCATCTAATCGCAAGATTATCCAATGGCTCAGAGACTTATCGTAACGGAGAAGTCATCCCAGCAGAGCATTTTGTAATTGTGCCAAAGTTCCGTTGTGCTGTGGTTGAAATTGACGGCAATGCTAAATACGATGCCACGAAGGGCAAATCACTTTTCCTGCTAAAGCATCTTACACCAACGATGATAATCGGTAACTCAAGAATCAAGAGTAAGGAGTTACGAATCATTGACGATGCAGTTTGCAAGGGATATATCGTTACTACGTACTACTACATTTCCCCCGAAGGCGTTGTTTATTCACGGAAAGACTATGAGCCTATTACCAAAGATAAGATTGAAGAAATCGTTTCCCTTCGTGGAATCTCTGAAAACCAATACGACGACGCAGAGTTCCTCAACCAAGACGCATTTCCCGAAGAATCTTGATGCGCCACTTGTGTCTCGTAAGTATGTTGTTGAATTTGATAATGATACAAGTGACAATCCTCTTGAAATATTGATTTCTGATATGAGGGAGATATTTCAGAATTCCAAACCTTTCCCAATATCCCAACCCAAGATTGATAACATGACACAAGAACCCGCAGAAGACAATTTCATTGGTGGTACATTTGAGGGTGTCGGACTGACTGACCTTCTTCACCAAGTGACTAACACCATGACGAACTATGGACAGACTGTTCCTAGTCGTGCTGGTGAGACAAAGGAATTGTTGTCTGTAACACTCATGGCGAGTGACCCCAGAGATAGAATCATCCGTTGCCCTGAGCGTGGTGCCAATGTCATCGCCCAGATTGCTGAGACCCTTTGGGTTCTTGGTGGTTCCAATGAACTAAAGTATCTCACTCCGTTCTTGAAGCGAGCACCACAGTTTTCAGACGACCACGGCAACACTTGGCGTTCTGCTTATGGTGTGCGTCTACGAGCTTTCCCAAGCCCAATCACAGGTACATTTGACCAGTTGCAACACTGTATCGAGCTTCTTCGCAATGACAAGACAACACGTCGCGCATTCATCACTATCTCTTACCCACCAATCGACCATCAACCTGGGATAGATGTAGCTTGCAATGTGTTTATGTCGTTCCTTGTTCGAGACAATAAGCTCAATATGAGTGTCTTCAATCGAAGCAATGACCTCATCTGGGGATTCAGTGGTATCAATTTCTTTGAGTTTTCCGCAATTCAAGAGTTCGTTGCTGGCTGTGTCAACTTAGAAGTCGGTACCTATACTCATCACACCCAGTCCCTGCATGTGTATGACAAGTACTACAATGTGCTTGACAAGATTTACGCAGTGAAAGAAGAACAAGTTACTGAGAACAGTAAGTTCAACCCAAAGAACCACATGCCATTTTCTGGCTGTACGTTGGGTGAATATGACCAACTGTTCACACAGTACAAGCATCGTCTTGATACATACTTCAATGCGAAGTCCGTTCGTGAAGCACATGACACTCTTGCTATAGCGGCTGGAGAATTCCTTTCGCTGTTGAAGACTCGTTCAAATTGCCCGATTGCAATCTACTTCTCGATTCCATTCCTTGAACTGATATTCAAGGACAAGACCTTTGACCTCAACACAAAGAACTCATTGTACTCCCAGTTCAATACCTATTGTTCTAGCGCAGTGTCCAACTCATATCTCCAGCAAGCTGTTGATGCCCGTTTCTTGAAGAACATCAAAGAACACACAGAACTTAACAACCAACCAATCATCTAAGGAAATCCCAACATGGCTTACCAACCATTTCAAATCAACAACGAAGTTGCCAAGCAAGCGGCTGCAGCCGCTCAGAGCTACGGTTCGAATCAAAAGTATCGGAGATTCAAGGTTTCGTCGAATGGTCTCCACAGGGTTCGGATTCTCCCACCGTATTCTTCAGAAGGTTTGTTGGGATTCAAGGTTTGGCGCATCTGGGGTGTACCAGACCCAGAGAAGACTGGTGAAACCACATATCATACCTGTATTGAATTGACATATCCAGAGCATCGAGTAAGTTGCCCAATTCTGGAAGTCATGAATCGGTACAGAGGAAGTGGTCTGGATAAGTTCTTTGAAAAGCTAAAGCCACAGCCAGTAGCATTTATGAACGCACTGGTGCGGTCAACAACGAACACAAACGTAGAGAAGTATCCAATCGACCCAACGCTTCCTATCATTTTCGAGACACAGCAAACAACACTGGACTGGGTATACTCAAAGTGTATGGATCCTGATTTTGGCAACATTACTGACCCATTCACGGGACGAGATGTTAAGATTACACGTGTCCAGAAGGGTGAAAAGATTAGCTATGACCGTGAAGTAGTTCCAGTCCAAACACCTCTGTTTGAAGACGAACAGATGATTCACAACGCTCTGGCTAACATGTACAATCTCAGTGAGATTTACAAGTATCCAGATGATAGAATCTATGGACGCATCATGCAGTCGGCAAGACTACTTGAAGACAAAATCAAGTACCTTCTTTCTGCAGCACAGTCAAGTGTAGCACACTCTGCTGTCCCAGCTAGCTACCCAAGCCAGCAACCACCAGCTAATCCTGAGAATTGGAATACGTTCCCAGGTCAAACCGCAACTCCACCAGCCCCTCAGTATCAGCAGCCTGTCCAACAACAGCCACCAGCACAGCCACAGTACCCACCAGTTGCCCAGCCTCCTGCTCAGACATATGCACCACCTGTGCAACAGCAACCAGTGGCACCGCCAGTTCAATTCACTCAGCCAGCACCATCAGCACCTCAAGCGCAACCTTCCGCTGTTGAACAGATGTCAGCACCTCAACCAGCGCCACTTCCACAAGTGGCAATGCCGCAACAACCACCAGTTCAACAGATGGCTTCGGTGACTCAACCTTCTGGTGTTGACGCAACGTTGGCAGCAAAGGGTATTCGGAAACCAGACTCTAGCCCAGCATGTTTCGCAGACCAGACGGTGTTCAACCCACAGCGCAAAGAATGCCTAATCTGTATCTATGATACAGAATGCGGAGACGCAATTTCCAAGATTAGAGGATAAAATGAAGGCAATTGACACCCACAAAGACGAACTCAAGAAGATAGCCAAAGACCTAAAAATGGATGTCTCTCGTGGGTCAGAGGCTGGAAATTCAGAGTTGAAGGAACCAGTAAGTACTGGTGTTGAGGGCTTGGACTTTATCCTTGGTGGTGGGTTATTTTTTGGTCGAATGTATGAAATCTTCGGTGAAGAAGCCGCAGGTAAATCAACACTCACCTATCACATGATGACCCAATTCCAAAAGGCGTATGCTGACAATGGTGTACTTCAGCTTTTGGAAAGTGAGTCAGCAATTGATAAAGACCGTGCTCAGCACATTGGTGTAGACCTTGACAATTTGTTGATGTCGGAGCCTGATTGTTTTGAAGACGGTGTCAACTTGATTTCCCGCACTATCACGAAGTTGCGAGAAACTGCTCCTGAACTCCGCATGATGGTTGACTGGGATACAATCACAGTTGCTCCAACAAGACAGGAACTCGAGAATACAACCAAGGGCAAGTTTATTGGTTCAGGTATGGCAGAGAAGCCACGTCTGATGTCAATGTGGTTGAAAACAGCAACGAAGTTCTTTAGTCAAAACAAAGTAATAGTCATTCTTGTCTCGCAAGTTCGAGACAAGATTGGCTCTTATGGTGGGGGAGTTGACTCCGTTGGCGGTCACGCAATGAAGCACTACGCTACAGTTCGTCTGTATGTGCGACGTGGAGCCGCTATCATGCAAGACGAGCGACTAGTTGGGCACAAGGTTAGACTGGTACTTGAGAAGAGTAAGCAATCACCACCACACAACTGGGTTGAAGTTGACCACTACTTTAATGGTGGATTCGATGGCATCTCGTCCATTCAATGGTTCGCCAAGACATACGGAATCTTTGACGTGCGAAGCAACGGAATCACATTCATCCCAGGAATCGAGAAGTCATTCCGTTCTGCTGCAACGGTCATTGAATCGATGAAGCAGGATAAAGACCTCTACCACTATGTTTGCTCGTTATGCTATCAGTACATGTACCGTGCATATCCAACGCTAGTTAATCGACTAGTTGATTTGGAAAAATCCTTCTTAGAGAAGAGTGGAAAATACTCTTCGTTGAAGACTACTCTCAAGGTCTCTGCTCTTGGTGGTGTGAGCTCTGCTGCAATCTCACCCGACTTGCCTGAAGACGTTTCTGAAGAGCCAGAAGACTAAGAAAGCACCACATGAATCTTGTTATAGACGGGGACATGGTTCTTCATCGTGCTCTGTACGCAAAGACACTTCTTACGATGAAAACACGAGATGGCATTCACACAGGGGTTGTGTATGCTGCAATCAAGAGCATCGGAAGTTATCTCAATGCACTTTCAACCTACCGACCAGAGAGAATCTTCTTTCTGCTTGGCGGTGGAAAGAGCAAGCGTGTCCAACTCTACCCTGAATACAAGTTCAAGACTGAGAAGGAGCAATCTGTTTGGAATGAGAAGATTGAAGGTCTAGACAAATCAAACAGCGAACTGTACTCAGAGCAGAAGCTTCTTGTCCCAGAGATTTTAGAGCACATGGGTGTGCATGTATTGTCTTGCCCAAGCTATGAAGCTGATGACTTAGCATTCCTCTTTGCAAGAACATTCGACGTTTCGAACCAACCAACGATTCTGATTTCGGACGATGGTGATTGGTCTCAGATGGTATCGAAGACAATCAGTCTTTTCCGTCCAACGGTTCAAAGCTTTGTAACAGCAGAGAACTTTGTTGAGACATTTGAGATTCCAGTTGAGTCGATGGTCTGTTTCCTCGCGATGTTGGGTGGTCACGACAATATCAAGAAGCCGTTGTCTGGATTTGGTGAGAAGTCAATCAAGAAGATGATAAATGTGCTGAATTCATATACAGTGCAAGACGTCATCGACTACGGGAAGAATCAAAAGCCAGACACAGTGCCCCACAAGCTATGCAATCCTGAAGTTGTCAAGCAACTCGAGCTAAACTACAAGTTGGTAGACCTCTCTGAATTGGAGTACACAAGGGAACCAAAGGTTCTTGTGTCCAATGCGATACAGAGGACTCATCAGTTCAACCATCAAAATGTTGAACAGTACTTCAGAAAGTATGAGTTCAACTCTCTCACTCCGATACTCACTCATCCTGTGTTGAGAGCACTTCACTAAGAGAACACGCAATGTCAAAGATTCTGTTCTATACTGATACCCATTTTGGTAACACTGGTGACTTTTCTCACCCTTCCAATTCTGGGTACTCGACTCGACTTGATTATACCATCGCTCTTCATGAGTGGATAATCAACCTGATTGACGAGCACAGTCCTGACATCATCGTCAACGGTGGTGACCTTTACAAGAGTCAAGGTTCCATTGAGGCAAAGGCTATTTCAGCGTGTACAACTTCCATGACGAACTTCGCCAGAAGATGTTCGCTTGAAATACCACACTACGTTTTGCTTGGAAACCACGACTTCATCTCAACGGACAGGTCAATCTGTTCAATCGATTGGTTGGAGAAGCTTCCGCCATTTCAGTTGATAAAGCAGACAGAAGTGATTGAGTGCGATGGATTCAGCATGGTTCTAGCACCGTATTTCCTCCACGACGAGGAAGCCTACGAGTCAGTTGCGCAAGCTCTAAAACGCTGTGAACAGAACACCAAACTGTTCTTCGGACACTTGACAATCCATGGTGTAATTGACTCTGTGTCCCGTACACCAACTGGATTCTCACCATTCAAACTTGAACATGGTAGTTCAAAGAAAGTAGTTGATACATCATTCTTGAGTAAGAACTTTACCTTTGCGTTCAACGGACATCACCATGTGCCTCAGCGTCCGTTCACAAATGTCATTCTCCCAGGAAGCTTACAACAGTTTACTGTAACAGAGTTTGACTATGACTTGCGTCGTGGTGTGTGGTTAATCGATACTGAAAAGAAGACCACGGAGCTAATACCCAATTACATTAGTCCTCGTATTGTCAAGGCATTCTCCCTGTCTGACATTGATTCATTGGAAGACAACTGCTGTGTGATTTACAATCACATACACAAGAACGAGGACAAAGCGACTATTCAGAAGGCTCTTGAAAGATTTGTCGCTTCGAGAATCCTATCGTCTTCTGGTCTGGTGACAAAAGAGGAGTCTGATAAAACCGTTGGTCTACAACTTGACGTTGAGGCTATCTCGTTTGAAGAGACCTTTGGTACATACATGGATAATGTCTTCACAGGGCAGGAGAACGTCAAGAACCTAGGACTAAAATTACTCACTCAAGCCAAGCAACTGTTGTGATTGAATTCCAAAGTCTGCAGATAAACAACTTCCTAACAATAGGAGCAGTTGAACTTACCTTTGAACAGGGCATGATACTTGTCAAGGGAGAGAATCTTGACAACTCATTGACACGAAGCAATGGTGCTGGAAAATCTAACCTATTTGCGGCTATCAGTTGGTGTATCTTCGGTTCAACACCAAAGGGCAAAACAGCAGACGAAGTCATTAACTACAAGGCTGAGAAGGATTGTAGCGTCATACTCTCCTTTGTTCTCGACAATGTTACTTATCGAATTGAACGCTACCGTAAACACAAGAAGTTCAAGAATAACATACGAATCTTCATCAACGATGAAGACAAGAGCCAGCATACAACGAAGGCTAGTCAGACGCTGATTGATTCGATTATCCGAATTGAGCAAGACATGTTCAACTCGATAATCATTCTTGAACAGGGACTTAAGAATAGATTCAGCCAACTGAAGGACACTGCACGTCGTGAAACAATCCAGAACATTCGAAACAATGCAATCTGGGAGAAGGCACGTGAGCTGAACAAGAAGGAACTAGATGTTGCGAGAAGCGAACTCAGTAGCATTGAGTCCTCGATAAATTCAACCCAGCATCTGATAACTTCAAAGAAGCAATCAGGAAGGGAAATCACAGAGAAAATTTCTTCACTCCAGTCTTCACTTTCCTCTTCAGGTAGCAGTGAGACAATCAGTACACTGGAAAGTGGGCTTGAAACTATCAACACAGAAGAGCAACAACTGCAAGAGAAGATACAGAACCTACGTAACAGTATTCCAGCATTCGACACTCAGTTGGAACAAATCAATACTGAGTTGATTGGTCTCAAAGAGTCCTATCACAGCAAGAATTCTCGATACACCATCGTGTCATCACGCATAGACAACCCTATTACACGGTGTAACTCATGTCATTCAGTGCTCTCCCAAGCAACTGAAGAGGAATTGGTTTCTTTGAAATCTGAACGTGACCGACTCTACAACGAGTTGTCTGACCTGACAGCTTCAGGAACCAAGAAGAAAGATGAATTAGAAGTCATCAAAGGAAAGAAGAATGCAATCTATAGCGAACTTCAGAATGAAGAACAAGCATTGCGTTCACTCAACCAAAGAAGAATGACGAACTTAAATGAGCTTCAGCGGTTTCGTGGTTACGAAGCGTCTATCCGAAGTCAAATCAGCCTGTTGGAAGAACAACTGCAGAACATTGGTAGAGACATTCAGGCATTCGTTGAACAGTCAGTACATCTCTCTGAGAACTTCAAAGAGAAAGAACTTATTATACAAGACAGATTGCAGCTTGATAAAATCTTCTCACCGAAGGGTATCCAAGCTTATCTGTTGAACAAGGACATTGAGTTCTTGAACTCAAGACTCATCATCTATTCTGAATACCTATTCTCCTCAGAAACCATCTTCTTTGATTCTGGTATCAATGAAGACAGTGAAGTTTCAAAACTCAATATCAAGTTGATTCATAATCAGAATGGTAGAATCTCAGACTACACAGACCATTCAGGGGGTGAACAACGTCGTGTTGACCTCGCCATACAGCTTTCGCTACGTGATTTAGTTCTTAGTGTTAGTTCCGTAAACACAAATTTGCTCGTTCTAGACGAAGTGTTCGAGGGCATCGACAGCGAAGGAATCATCCATGTACTGGAGATGCTTCGGAACATAATAGGATTGACGTACTCAACGTTCGTTATCACGCACAACGAAATAGCTTATGAGTACTTCAATGGGGAGATTTCTCTTTTGCGTGAAAATGATGTAACAACACTTGTCTTGGGATAAACCTTGGAGTCTTTGATGCTTGGTTCAGAGCAAACACTTTTGCCGTTGTCGGATAAATTCTACCAGTTGCTTGAAGATGGCAACTACATTCATAAGACACTTGAAGACCTATTACAAGAGGGTTTCGCTTCCATCACAGGGGACAGCATACAGTTCAAAGACCAAGATACCTTTGACAAAATCTTTGTTTCAACGAGTACACAGATACCATACAAGACAACTGGTGAGTTCATTTTCACTGGTGACTTGGTATTGATGTCAAATGACCTTGACGACATGACCCATAGCCCATCAATTGATGACGTCTATGTTGTTCACTTCGTTGAACATTGTGGGTGCTACGGAATAATCCGCATGACTGAGGAAGACGTTGAAGAGCACAATACCCAAATCTTCTACAAAGATGTCAACCCTGAGTTACTGATTCACGTTGGCTCGATTTATGCGACTTGACCAGTCAACACTTGGTTCACATGTTGAAGAGTTTCATGAGTCCGTTGACTCATTAACTCATGCGAAGAACGTCAAGGCAGTTCTAGCCCAAATTCCCAATCATTCTTCCCCGTTGTCGCTCCTTGACAGGAAGCTCATTGAAATGGTCTACAAGGGGAGCACCACGGAACTTGTTCAACAAGCCGTTGGCATCTTACTCGTAAAGACCAACGTTGTCCCTTGGGTAGAAACTAGCACCATTGATCTCGACTTTGAAACTGACTCTGTATGTCTACGACCTTAATATGAAGAAGTCGC